GATGGTGCATGTGATATAATTTTTTCAGATGAAGAAATAGAGATAATAAAAAATAAAAAAAAGTTAGTTTTACCTGCAGAAACACTTAGACACTTTGGTAATACCTTAGTTGGAATGGTAGCAAATTGGAATATGCAATTTAATGAGGAATTACAGAACAAACAAACCTTTACTAACACTAAAATAGAAGGCACCTCTGATATAGAAGATAAGAAGTGACTATGCTATAATAAGCCATGCCATTAACAAATGTACAAATTAGACCGGGATTTAATAAACAGGTAACTGAAACAGGCGCTGAAGGTCAATGGACTGATGGTGATTTTGTTAGGTTTAGATACGGATTGCCAGAAAAAATTGGTGGTTGGGAACAAATCACAGCTAATACATTGCTTGGAAAAGTCACAGAACAATTAGTTTATGCAGATCTAGACGGTAATATTTATGCTGCATTAGGAACTAATAAAACTTTAATTATTTATTATGAAGGATCTTTTTACGATATTACTCCCTTAGATAGCGCTATTACTGGTGCAACCTTTACAACTATAAATACAAATCCAACAGTCACTGTCAACAAAGCAGCACACGGCTTATCTGTTGGTGATTTATTTACTTTTACTTCAGTAACCCCTCCTACTGGAGCAGGTTACACAGCAGCAAATTTTACTGATAATACATTTCAAGTAGTAACCATTCCGACTATTAATACGTTTACAATTACTATGGCAACAAACGCAGGTACTTCCGTGTCTGCAAGTGGAGCAGCAACAATAAACCCATATATTAAACCAGGGCCTCTAACTCAAAGTTATGGTTATGGTTGGGGTGCCTCTACGTGGGGAGGAGCTTCTGGAGTCGTAAATACTTTAAATGGTACTTTGTCTGACAATACCGCAGGTACTGGTGGCTCTGGAACAGATATTACACTAACTTCAACTGTTGGGTTTCCTGCATCAGGGACTATAAAAGTTGGAGCTGAATTTATTTCATACTCTGGAGTAACAGGAAATAACTTAAACAATATTACTAGAGCAGTAGGTGGTACTAGATCAGCACACAGTTCTGGAGCAGGTGTAGAATACTATACAGCATGGGGACAAGCGGCTTTATCTTCTACAACACTACTAGATCCTGCAACATGGTCACTTGATCACTTTGGACAAAAATTAGTATGTACAATTAAAAATGGTAAAATATTTGAATGGGATCCTCTTTCAGTCACAACAGCAGCTTTAGAAACTAGAGCAACAGTAATATCTGGAGCTCCTACAACTTCTGTAATGTCTATTATCTCTGAGAGAGATAGACACTTAATTGTTTTAGGAACAGAAACTACAATTGGTTCAGCTTCAACACAAGACAAAATGTTTATAAGATTCTCAGACCAAGAGACATTAAATGATTATCAACCTACTTCAGTAAATACTGCTGGAACCTTTAGACTAGACTCAGGTGTAAAAATAGTAGGTGCTACAAAAGGTAAAGATTATATATTAGTTGTTACAGATACTGCTGCTTATACAATGCAATTCGTAGGACCACCTTTTACTTTTTCTATAAGACAGGTTGGAAGTAATTGTGGGTTAATTGGTCAACACGCAATTAAGTATGTTAATGGTAGAGTATGGTGGATGGGACAAGCTGGTGGTTTTTTTGTTTATGATGGAACTGTTAAATCTATACCTTGCCTAGTTGAAGATTTTGTATTTACCAATAAAGGAAACAATTTAGGTATAAATTATGGTGCTGGAGAAGTAGTATACGCAGGTTTAAATCATTTATACGAAGAGTTAAGTTGGTTTTATCCTAAAGCAGGTTCTGATGAGCCAGATAGAGTTGTAACATATAACTACAGTGAGAATACTTGGACTACAGGCACGTTAGCTAGAACTAGTTGGTATGATTCTACACTTTATGATAATCCTTATGCTTCAGAATTTGACCCAACTGCAACACCAAGTTTTCCTGTTATTCAAGGAGTGACTAATGCAAATGGTGCTTCTATTTACTATGCTCATGAAGTAGGTAACAATCAAGTTAGTTCTGCTGGAGTTAAAACAGCGATACCTGCTTTTATACAGTCTGGTGATTTTGATTTAGGAGAAGGTCAAACATTTATGAGTATAAGAAGATTTGTTCCTGATTTTAAATTACTTACTGGAGACGCACAAGTTACAGTAAATTTACGTGATTATCCAACAGATGGTGCAGTATCTTCACCTCTTGGACCATTTACAATTACAAGCTCAACTGATAAAGTAGATACCCGAGCTAGATCAAGATTTGCTAGTTTAAAAATAGCTAATACCTCTACCGATCAATCTTGGAGGTATGGTACATTTAGAGCAGATATACAAGAAGACGGTATGAGGGGATAATGGACGAAATATTTTTACAAGATTATGCTAACAATGTAGCACAAGCTCAAGATCCTTTTGGTATAGCAGCAGTTCAATCTCAACCAGGATTTGAAAATTACACACCTTCAACTCAAGGAATAGAACCAACAGCAGCAAACCAACCGATGGGTTTAGTTCAAGATCCTACCCCTGTAGATTATAAGGGGATGATTAAAGAGGGGTTAAAAAATGTTGGCACAAATTATGTGATGGATAAGCTAGGATTAGAAGGTATTAAAAGAAATGTTGTTGGATCAATGATAGGAACTAATGCTTTAAGTTTTAGTAATCCTCTTGGAATGGCTATTACAGCCGGTACAATGATGTCTGGTTCTACGTTACCTGATGCCGTAAAAGGAATTGCTGGTATGTTAAGAGGTAAAAGATTAGCAAAAAATATACAAAAGAATGTAGATAATGACAAACAAGGTGATATTACAACCTACAATATGAAAACAGCTACTATGCAACCTACTCCACAAGACTTAGGTAGAGGTCAAAATAATGACGGTGGACCTGCGCCAAAAACTTCTGCACCTGCACCATCAACACCATCACATCAAACAAGTGGACCTGGTGGGTTACATAGTTACTAATGGCTAGAGTTGATATACAGATACCGGAACCTTCTCCTGAATACAGTGAGGAAAATCAAAGACAAGTTTCTCAATCTTTACAAACTATGAAAGATAAATTAAACACTTCGTATCAACAAGAATTAAAAAATGAACAAAATACATTTAATTATTTTTTATCATGACAATACAATATAAAAATGCTGGTATAAATCTTTCGGGAACAGGCACTGTATCTGTTCTTACTTCTCCAACAGGAGCAAGATGTTTAATTAAACAAATACAAGTAGACAATAGTTCTGCGAGTCCCGTTAATTTATCAGTTCAAGTTACCGATACTTCAGCTACAGCTACTTTTGCTATTTCTAGAAAAGCTGTTGCAGCAAACACAGTTGAAAATATTATAGATAAAACTTTAATTTTAGAAGAAGGTGATATTTTAAAAATGACCGCAGGAACTGGTGGAGAAATACAAGGCATAATTAGTTATGCTCAAATAGATAGATCTCAAGAAAATGGCTAAGATAAATATCTTCACAGATAGTATTGTAATAGATTCTTTGTTTCATAATAAATTAGATGATGAAATATTAAAAGAGTTAAATATTAAAAAACAAAATAATCAAGGCGTTATAAAATCAAACGAAAAAGGTTTTCAAACAGACACTATAGATAATAAAATAATCTGTGATTGTATTTTACAAAAATCAGTTTCTTTAATATTTAAACACTACAATGTTAAACCTAATCTAAAATATAGTTTAAATAATTTGTGGATAAATGAGAACTATAAACATTCTTTTAATGAACCCCACTCGCATCCTGATAGTAATTTTTCAGGGACTTACTATGTAGAAGCTAAAAAAGATGGGGGAGAATTAGTTTTTTTAAGAAACGATAAGTCAGGATCAATGACTATGTGTGAAGAAGTATCAAATGAATTTTATAATCTTTATAAAATTCAACCTCTTAAGAATCAAATAATATTATTCCCTTCTAATTTGGAACATATGGTTTACCCTCATTATGAAGAAACACCTAGAATCTCTATCTCTTTTAATGTAAATGTAGAAGCTTAATGAAACTACAAGTTATAGATAACTTCTTTGACAACTATTCAAGAATAGAACCAGAGTTTAAAAAAATAAAACTATATAATTTAAAGGATTTTAATGATGAGTTTAAAGATAATCAAGAATGGCCTGGTTTTAGAAGTGAAGCTATTCACCAAGGTAATCCATTTCTATTTGAATTATTTCTAAAAGAATTTAAACAAAAGTTTGAAATGCATATGCCTTTTGCAGTCGACTTATATTTACATTTACGACTTGGACAAGATCAAGTTAAAGATTGGATTCATAAAGATCTAGCCTGTCAGCTTGGAATGATTATTTATTTAACTGATAATTTAGAATCAGGAACAAATTTTTATAAAGATAATTCTGAAGTACCAAATACAACAGTCAATATGGTTAAGAATAGAGCTATTTTATTTGACTCACAAACAGATCATAAATCCATGTTGAACTTTGGAAATAGTTTAGATGATGGTAGACTTACTTTAAATGGTTTTGTACACTTAAAATAATGGCTAAACAAAAATTTACGCATTTCGTTCCAAGAGATCAGCCTAGGAAGAGACCTCGAAGACATAGTAAAAGCCTTAATAAAAAAAAGAAGTTGCAACACAACAAAAAATATCATAGACAAGGAAGGAGGCAAAAATGAGTGAACTAGTTAAAATACCAGCTGAAGCAAAAGAAATTATTAAACATAAAAGAACTGGCAAAGTATATGCTGATAAAAATGATTTTGATAATGATGTTGCTGATCCCAATACTGATACTACTGTGGATGATTTTAGACAAGACCTTGAAATTAAGGTTACTAAAGTTACTATGGGGGCGCTAACTAAAAAATAATGGAGCCAAGAGGAGCCACTGAGCTACAGATGGAGATGCTTTATAAGTATGTCTCCAAAGATTTGTTAGATCAAGTACAAATTTGTACATCAATACCAGGTAAAGTTCCGATAGATCCAAACAAAGTTAATATACTTTGGCAAAAAAATTCTTACGATCAACCTAACCTTCAGGAGTTCTTTGGTAATAAAGAAAGACATGAGGAGTATGATTGGTATGTGTTTAACAGTCATTGGAATTACGAAAAATTTAGAATGGTATTTGACATACCAACTGAAAGATCAATAGTTATTAAAAACGGTGTTGAGAATTTTCCAATACGAAAGATATATAAAAAAGGTGAACCTATAAAACTAGTACATCATTGTACACCCTGGAGGGGTTTAAATGTTTTACTACGTGCCATGCAAGAAGTTCAAAATTTAAATGTTACTTTAGATGTTTATAGTTCATGTAAAGTGTATGGATCTGGTTTTGCAAAAGACAGTGAAGCTGATTTTGAGGCTTTATACGAACAAGCTAGAAAATTAAAAAACGTTAATTACATAGGTTACAAGCCTAATGAATACATTTTAGAAATGATGCCAAACTATGATATGTTTGTATATCCATCTATATTTGAAGAAACATCTTGTGCTTCTGCGCTTGAAGCGTTGGCTTCTGGTGTTCATGTAATTACAAATAACTTTGGAGCTTTGTATGAAACATGTGCTGAATGGCCTGTGTACGTTAACTACTCTAAAAATTATGAACAAATGGCTATAGATACAGCAGCAGGTATTGATGTTGCAGCTTCTTATTTACACGAAGATTTTATGCAAGAGCATTTAGAAGAACAACAAAAGTTCTATAAACGATTTTACAACTGGGGTAAAAAGGGAATGGAGTGGACTAACTTTTTGAAAGGAGTAATACATGAAAGAAACAATAAATGAAGATACGTATCAAACCTTAAAAGAAGCTACAGTTATGAGTGCTTACGAGAAAGCTAGTCTTCCTATGTGGAAACCGGACACCGGAGAAGAAAACGTATCCTTATTTGTAGCAACTCCTGTTCATAGTGATTGTTCAATTCATTACACACAAGCATTATTAGAGCTACAACAGTTATGTTTTAAACATAAGATAAAAATTACATTTCAATTATTAAAGTCATCTTTGGTTACACAAGGCAGAAACTTATGTGTGTCTGGTTTTTTAGATACTAATTATAGTCATATGCTTTTTATTGATTCTGATATTTATTTTAAACCTAAAAGCATACTAGAGATGATTAAAAAAGATAAAGATATTATCTCAATACCTTACCCATTAAAAACTATTATGTGGGATAAAGCTATGGAAAGAATAAAAAATAATAGAATTAAAAATATAAGTGACTTAAAAAAAGCTTTTAACACTTACCCGATGAAAGTAGAAAATCCCGAAAACATTACATTAGACAATGGAGTTATAGAAGTTACTCACAGCCCTACAGGTTGTATGATGATAAAGAGACAAGTATTTGATAAATTAATAGAAAAGTATCCAGACAAAGGTATTATACAAAAACAGGTTATAAACGGAGAGTATGTCAACAGACCCAATTTATGGAACTTCTTTGACTGCTTACACGACCCTGAAACAAAGACTTATTTAGGTGAGGATTTCTCTTTCTGTAAGCTTTGGAAAGACATAGGTGGCAAATGTTATGCTTATGTCCCTGACTCAATCATACATGTCGGAGAGCATCAGTACGAGGGAGCTTTCATGGACGAGTTGAAACCTAGGTAGTATAATGCTATTATCGAATACTTAAGATCTTAAAAGGAGAATTTAATTAATGGCTATACAATTTTTACCTTATGCATTAGCAGCTTTAGGTGGTTACAGAGGATACAGAAGTGCAAAAGATTCAGGAGCCTCAGGATTAGGAAGAATTTTAGGGGCTGCCGCAGGAGCTTACAGTGGTTATAGTTTAGGTTCTTCTGGTATAGGAGCTTTTGGTTCTCCTACACAACAAGCAGCTTTTGCTGGAACTAAAACAGGTCCTTTGAATTTTTTAAACAATCCACTATTTGGAGGTACTGGCCAACCTTTTGATAATCAAAAATTTTTAGGCCCTCAAGAGTTAGGAATAGTAAATCCAGATTACGTAGAGGCCGCTCAGGGTGGAAGTTTATCAGATATTTTATTTAGAAAAAAATTAGAAGGCGGAAAATACGGAGACATAAGTGCAGGAAAACTTTCTTTAATGGCTGCTGGATTACCATTAGTGGGTGAGATGTTTAAAGGTCCTCAAGATGTTTACACACCTGGATACAATATGAATTACTTAGAATTAAAAAAGAACAGACCAAAATACTCATACATTGACCCAGCGACAGGACAGGAAAAAGAATATGATCAAGGATACTCACCTGAAGAAGCTGGAATAGGACAAGAAAGAATGGGTCCTTATTCAGTTTACAAAGATAGATTTAATACAGGTGGCTTAGCAGAGATAAGAAAATTTAATGAAGGTGGTGTAAACTATCTTCCTTCAAAAGTTTCACATGACGAAGACGATGCTAATAATTATGTTAGAGCAACGGGTTATGTAGAAGATGGAGCAGGCGTAGGAGATAAGGACGAGGATACAATGTTAGCTCAATTAGCAGACGGAGAGTTTGTAACAAGAGCAGATGGAGTATTAGGTGCTGGAATCATAGCTGGAGGAAATCCAAATAG